TTTTAATTTCAGAGACAAGTTTAACCATCATCATGAATCAATCGCGAAAACAAAGGACCAGTCCCGATGCAATGGATTAGTGATACCCGATGATAAGGTCATTGATGAGTTGTATTGCTACCTTCGTAGAAACGAGTTTGAAGCTTACCCTGATAGGGCTGCTAAATTGGCTCACATGACCAAATTAGCGGCCAAATGGGATGTAGGTGATTTCAAACTCGGGTCTCAAGGTCGCGATCTAGCCCCTATAGATCTCAATAGATATTTTGTAACCATCCAAAAAGTGACGGATGCAAAAGATACTGAGTTTCTATTACAGGAGGTTAAAGCTTATCATTCAAACTCCCGATTTAAACGAGTACTCGGAAAATTGGGATGCTTTCCCCGGTATTTAAACTAGAAAAACCCCTACCTAGGAACATAAGAGACGCGTCCTCTCTATGTTCCATTTGCACTGAGGGCGCTAAGATTGAACCAATGGCTCCTTGGAAGCTACCTTATATTGTGGAACTTAAAACACAATTTTGTAGCTCAAGGTCATATGAAAAGATCTATAAGATACCACGCATACTTCAAGAAGAACGATATATTATGTCTAATTGTGCACATAATGAATATGTCGGGCTTAGAAATAGGTACTTAAAGAAAATGGACAATAATACGACTTACATAAGTTCAGTAGTAGACCATATACTTGACAAATTAGCTGAACAGTTAAAACCCCACTATAATGGACCAATTAGTTTGGATGAATTTTTACAAGGCAAGAAAGGTAAACTCAGAAAGAGATATCTTGATTGTTTTGATAAAATATTCAAGAAAGGTTTTGACTTGGAAAAGGATGGTGACTGTTCCGCTTTTGTTAAGAATGAGCTTTATTCCGAAATAAAACCACCGAGACTCATTATCAATAGAAACCCAAAATTTGGTATGGTTTATGGTATGTTTACTCATGCTTTAGAAAAAGCTATGATGCAACTACCACAAATATCCAAAGGTAGGGATTTCAAAGGCAGAGGTAAACAATTTGCTGATTTGATACATGGTGCTTGGGCTTTGGAAGGCGATTGTAGTAAATTTGAGGCTAGTCAGCGCATCAGACTTTTGAAACATATTGAATGTGGTTTGATGCGTAGGTTAGAGACTGATGTAAACTACAAACGCTTTCTAAAATTATTTTATAGGAAATTAAAGAAGAATGGTTATACTCAGAATGGGCAGAAGTTTGGATTTCTAGGAATGAGAGGTTCTGGAGATGCAGACACTGGACTATTTAATACTTTAATTATGTGGGTCGCTTGTTATTATTTTGAAATCATCAACGGTTTGCAACCTGGTCATTTTATGTGTGATGGTGATGATAATGTAATTAGAATGCCGAAAGGAAAATCAGATTACATTAACACATTTGCACATTTTGGCTTTGATGCAAAACTTATATTGCGTAAAGATTACCATGACATTGATTATTGTTCTGGGAAATTTATGCAATATAACAAAGTAGGTGATTTTATTTATGTCCAAAATATTCGCAAAATCATCAATAATATGACAGTTTTCCGTAAATTAAATTTTAATCATTGTAAGACCGACTATTACCATAGCCTGGGATTCATGTATAAAAAATTGTATGGAGATCTGCCATTGTTTGGTGATTTTGCTGATTTTTTACTTAGAAGTACTATGGATAGTTATGTAAAGCCTGAGATATTGAAAGAGTTAAACCCCATGTACGAAGATTTTTTGAAATTTTCGAACACGGAGTTACAATGGGACAATACGGCAGTAATTGAAGTGTGTATGCTTTTTGACCTCACTCCTGGTTTGGTTAATGAAGTAGTGGAATATTATGGAGAAGCGATAATCGAGTTTAGAGTTGATGAAAAGAAGAGATATCGCAACATTGGTGAAAGATTAACAACTCCAAGGCCAATAATTACTTCTTTGGTCGAGTCACAAATCTGGGCGGTGCTAGATTTATGATTCATGGATTAATTACATCGGGCAATAAACAATAGATGTAAATATACCCATTTTGGCGTTGCCATAGGTAGGGGGCCT